GATATGCCTTTTAATAAAGCATCAGGATCGGTTCGTCTAGCTATTTCCTCCGCAATAGATAACTCACTCACGCATATATCCGCTCATGTAAGCTTCTAACCAGTCTTGCTCCTGTATATTTGAGTCCTGTGAGCCTTGTGAGAGTCGTAGAGGCTCGTTGTCCAGATTTTCTGCCAGCGCACCTTGACGGCTCTGTAGCTCTGTTAGACGAGCTATGAGCATGTCCCCAACATCGGTTTTAATAGCCCCTCCGTCAATACCGCTTATTTCGTGTTTCTTAGAAGCATCTAAACCAAACAGTTCAGCTCTGCGTTTCATTAAACGAATAGCCACATCTATCTGCCCTAAATCACCTTCAAGAATAGCCGCCATAGCCCTACGGAACAGATCGTCTATTTGTTCGTTTTGAATCATCCTTAAAGATGTAATAGATTCAGTCCCCCACCTATCAACGGCGGCATCTAAAGCTCGTTTAGCACCTGACCTGTCTGCATAACCTAATTCGTGAGCTATCTGATCGTAGGTTAAGCCTGCTTTTTTGAGGTCAACGACTCGTCTGTATCGCTCTGCTACTTCGGGTGTTATTGACTGCATGTTGAGAGCTTAGTGTTGAGAGCGTTGTTGTGAAAGCTTTTTATTTAATTTCTACAGCTTTTTATCTAATTTCTTTAGGTTCGTGTCCGTGTGGGTTGATCCAACACTCTCCTTCTTGTGTCCAGTCGATCCACAGTCCTTCTCCTGCGTAGGTGATCTTTTCGTCACAATGCTTGCATTTACGTTTGCTTCTGTTTTGCCTGAGAGTTTCTCTTACTATGTTCAGGTTGATCTCCTGACGTTTAGCGTATTGTTGTTTATTTCTCTGTGCTTGTGTCATCGTTATCACGTTGGGCTAATAGCTTGTTATGAATATCGACTATTTCTTTGAGAGTGAAGTGATGTTGTGCAGAGGTGTATAAGTCATCGTCTGTCTGATACACGACTCCTGTTATTCGTTTAAGTAACGCTCGGTACATTGCCTCCCACGTTGATTGATTAGGCATAGGTTTTTTCCACGAAGTGAGCTACTGATTTTTCAAACGCTTCCTTTGCTATGTCCTCGACCCATTTGTCGTGGTCTACCATTCTGTATTCATCTGCAAAGAATCTTCTAACAACTTTCCATTCGCCTGAAGCTTTAGAAAGCACGTAAGCACCGTTATCGTAGTTGTCGTAATCAAGCCTGCTGATTACATCAACGTAAACGCTTTGATTGCCTCCGAACCAGTTGCCTAGCATTTGAATGAACCTTG